TAGAAAAGTCAGAGATGCAGCCATAGAGTTGTTAAAAGCAACAAACTCATTGGTTGAGGGCTACAAAAAGCAAAACGAAGAAATCATAACCAGTCTCAAACTTGAAAGAGACAGGATTGGACTTGGTTCAGAACAGATCAAACATCTAGACACTGTTAGCCGTTTCCAAAAACAACATGCTGACCAAATAGATGCACTGAAACTCAAAGCCAAAGAACAGAATTTAGAAAATGAGGCTGGTAAGAAGAACTATGAAGAGATTCAAAAGCAGATTGCCTTACTCACAGAAAGTTATCAAAATCAACTTCCTGAAGTAAAGAAAATAAGTGCTGAGATTCGTGACAAGACACTGGCATTAGAAGCAGCCGCAGAAGCAAGTAGAAAAGTAGAAGAAGCACAAAAAGCAATTGCGGCCGCAGTTGAAAGAGCCAATGAGAGTGCCAAAGACTTCTCTCAGAAGATGTCTGACGCAACCAGAGATGCACAAAACGAACTCAAGATGCTTAACATGGGCGAGCTTGAGAAGTCAATCTTCAAAATCAAAACAGGCATCTCACAGGATGTTACCAATGAAGTTAGAAGACTACAAGAAGTAATTGCCAAAACTGGAGATCCAGATGGCAAGATAGCCGCTTCAATTGAAAACATAAAACAAGCAGGTCGTGAAGCAATAAATGCACAAGCACAACTGGCTTCACAGAGCTATGAATATCAAAGATCATGGAGTCATGGTTGGAGCAAGGCATTTAGAGAATACAAAGATGATGCAACCAATGCTTCAAAACAAGCAGAGAGGGTATTCAGCAAAGCAACCAAAGGCATGGAAGACTCAATTGTGGGCTTTGCCAAAACAGGTAAGTTTGAATGGAAAGGCTTTGTTAGTTCAATACTAGAAGAACTATTAAGAGCACAAGTTCAACAACTTATAGCACAGATCTTCGGAGCCGCATCACCAGCCAGTTTGTTTGGTGGTACAGGTTCAAGTTCAGGTGGAGGATCAGGCGGAGGTGGCTTAGGATCAATCGTAAGTGGCATTGGCAACATGTTTGGCGGATCAAGTTCGCCCAAGAGCAGTGGTTCAAGTTCAAGTGGACTAGGATCAATTGTTAGTTCAATTGGCAATTTGTTTGGAGGCAATTCAAGCTCAAGCAGTAGCGGTGGAGGCTTCTTAGATTCAATTGGCAGTGGTATATCAAGTGCAGTAAGTGGAGTAGGCAAGTTCTTCTCCGGCTTCTTTGCAAATGGCGGAATGATTCCTGCAGGTGGTTTTGGTATTGTTGGAGAGCGAGGTCCAGAAATGGTAAGTGGTCCAGCAATGGTAACACCAATGGGCGGATCACAAACAATCAATTACAATATCAATGCAGTTGATGCTCAGAGCTTTGCCGCATTGGTAGCTAGAGATCCAGGATTGATATACGCAGTTACAGAACAGGGCCGTCGTAGTATGGCAACAAGGAGATAGGCGGATGAGCTTTCAATGGATATTTGATAACGCACAATCAATCAGTATAAATCAAAGAGGTGTGACAGCAAGTACCACATCAAGAGATGGTACAGTGCGAGCAACTTCAAGAGGTGGACAAGTTTGGCGCTTTGAAGTTACACCACCTAATGGTCCCAAATGGAGCGAATACAAAGGCTTAATTGCCACTGCAGAAGCATTAGGCAAATACACAACTGCAAACATTCAATTCAATGCCGCAGGTTATGTGAATTACCTAATGACATATCAAGGCAATGCCGCAGATAAAACTGCTATCACTGCCAGTTGGACCACAGGCAATACTATTACATTAACAGGTGGACAAGCCACTTCAGGTTACAATTTCAAAGCTGGTGATGTAATACAGTTGGGTGCAACAGGTAAATGTTACACAGTGAGTGCTGATGTGGTTTACACCAACAACACTGTAACACTCAGTCGTCCAATATTGGATGCCGCAGGTACCGATGTTACATTGCGTGTGGCAGAGAACTGTGTGTGGACTGTGATATGCACTGAATTTCCAGACTGGACCATATTCCAAAGAGATCAAATTAGTTGGAGTGGACCATTTGTATTCTATGAGAGTTTGGTATAATGGCATATGACACGCAGGTAGCCCTTAGAAGTCACACATTCATTGAGATAGTTGTCAATCCCTCATTGACATTGACATTCTCAGACTATTTCAAAGCATACACCATTGATTCAATAAACTTTACAGGATTGGGCAGTCTAATGAGTGTTACCAATCAAGCCAGTGAGATCCGTGCAAGTGGCAAAGAAATTATTATCACAGTATCAGGTATTCCAGATAGTTCAATGCAATCAGTATTGAGTGTGGACTACAGAGGCAGTGAAGTAAACATCTACAGAGGTGTGTTTGATGTAACCACAGGAGAACTTGTGGTAACACCAGGTGTAACCAATCCCGCACAGGCATTCAGAGGCATGCTAACAAACTATGGACTCAGTGAAGATCATGATCATCCTACATTGAGTAGTTCAAATACCATAGTGTTCACAGTGGCAAGTGAAGTTGGTTTGCTCAACAACAAAACCACAGGCAGAAAAACCAATCCAACAGATCAAAGAAGATTCTATCCAACTGATCCTAGTATGGACAGGGTGCCAAATCTAATGCGTAGTCAATTCAACTTCGGAGCCCCTTCATGAGTTGGTTAGACGACATAGTTGGCAGTGCTGGTAGCATTATTAAAAGTGTTGGTGGCTTTCTAGGATCAAACTCCATTGGAGCAAGTGTTGCCAAAACTGCATTGATGGGCTTTGCCTTAAACAAAGTCACTTCAATGATGAGCAAAGAAAACGATGCACAAAGAGCCGCTATGAAAACCACAATGGTTGATCCAGGAGTGGCAGTGCAGGTTCAACCAGACACAGAACACAGATTGCCAGTGTTGTATGGACAAGCCACACTAGGTGGTGTTGTTACAGATGCTTGGCTCACAGACAACAATCAAACCATGTACTTCTGTGTTGCAATTGCTGAACAAACAGGAGACTTGTTAAGCACCAGTTCAGCCAGTTCATATGTGTTCAACGACATCTACTACAATGATCAAAGATTGGTATTTCAAACAGGTGGTACTGATGCAGACTATGGCATTGACAGAGAAGGCAACAGAGACGAATCAGTTAGAGACCTAGTTGAAGTATATTGCTTTGCTGGCAGTTCGACTGCACCAGTTGTTCCAGAATACTATACCAATGGCAGTCTCAACAATGCATATGATATTATGCCAAATTGGAATTCAACATACACTATGAGCAACACATTGTTTGCAATTGTCAAAGTTACCTACAGTAGAGACAAAGGTGTCACAGGTGTACCAAACATGATGTTTACAATCACAAACTCAATGAAACTGCCTGGAGATTGTTTGTATGATTACATGACAAACACTCGCTATGGAGCAGGGATAGCCAGTACAGATATAGGAGCATAAACAATGGGCTCACTAGCAGATCTAAACACATACAGTGCAACCAC